CAATCTGGTCTCCTTCTTTCCACCCCAATTTATTAATTACTATCGCAAGTTGTTCAATAAGAGTGGGTTCCATAATATGTTCTTCAGGTTCAAGATTACCGATCATGAGTTCCTCAATTTTTGATGTACTGCATCTTTAATACTGTTATAATCGGAATAGTTTCCACTGTCAAGTTCGTTTGCATCGAAAACTTCATCAAAGTCAGTCTTCTCAAGGATCTTGTTTTTAATCTCAAGTTGTTTCTTTTCTTGAGAAATTCTTCTCAGGAAGGCATAATAAATGATTTGAGTAAAATATGCAAATGGATTCTTTGACTTCTCTGGATTAAAGTTATGAATATATCTTACACAGTTTTCAATACCATCACAAATCATGTCATCTTTGAACATGTAATTGACAAAGTTTGGTTTGTATGACAAGTGATTTGCGATCTTCAGAAAACACTCACCAATGTAACGAGGAATTTCTGGTTTTGGTTGATCATTGAGTTTTGCTTTCTCCACTCGTGCAAAGTAGTTCTCAAGAGCGTTCAGAAACTCCTTGTTATTTACATAGTGTTCAGCATTTCTGGGTTTAGGCATAATTATTATTTTTGTTGTTTTTATTATACCAGGATTATCAAGTGTTGACAAGGTCCTAAAAGCCCGATAGACTAGGCTTGTCCCAGAAGATAATCATACTATAGGTTCTATTAAGAAGACTTGTATAACTTCTCCAAGACTTCTTTTGTATCTCTTACATTTCCTAAGTAACCCATTTTTCTATCAAGTTTTTGGAAGTTGGACTGATTAGACTTTCTACAATAGTCTTGATAGTTCACAATCATTTCAATGTTCTCAGACTCAGACATTGTTAATACATCTTCAAGATTAATAATAAAGAGATCTTCATTAGAAGTTTTCAACCAAGGTTCAAACTTGTATCCAGTAATATTTCCTCTAGTTTTAATTGGTTGAATACAGATTGGATTAGAAACCAATAACATGGTTCTGTCTTCTTCTTCTGATGCTGCTACTCTACAAAAAATCTCATCACCACATTTGAGTTTGATTGTGGCATAAAAATCTTCTTCAATCATACAATCTCCTTTTTCTAGTCTTTTATATCAATAGTGAATATGTCGTAATTAAACTGTTCCGAAACATAAATTTTTACACGTTCTATGAAATGATTCAGTGTGTAATTTTTTCTTGAACCAATAGTAAAATCATCTGCAATATCATAAAGTTTTGCACTAACCTTATCTTTGCCTTTACGAAGGACTCTACCAATACTTTGTAAATTTCTTACTCTTGATTTTGATGGAGAGGCAAATACTACGTTATGAAGGTTTTTAATATTAATACCAGTACTAAATGTTCCGTAAGATGCAACAATGATAGCGTCTTTTTCCTTTTCGGTAATTTCTCTTACCTGTTCTCTATCTTCAGCATCCACACCACCATGGATAAAAAATACTTTTCTATCTTCACTTACCTTTTTATTTATTAAGTCAAATAGAATGGCTCCATGAGATTCTACTCGGGAATACAACACCAAACTATTACCATCTAAATCCCTTACCAAATTTGATATAAAATTATTTCTTTTTTCATGTGAAATAAGATGTTGTATTTCATCCTCATAAGTATCAAATTTTTTGGGTTTGTACTTTAGAACAAGACATTGAATATCGAGAGATGCTAAATGTCCTTCATCTTGAAGTTTCTTGGTTTGGGTAACTTTATACGATGGTCCAAACAGTCCCTCTAAGACCCACTTATGAGTCTGTGAGCCGTCTAAAGTACCTGTGAACCCATACCTATACTTAGCATGGTGTAATTTATCCATGATACTGATTAGAGACTTACTCTTAAAAAGGTGCGCCTCGTCACCTATCACCACGTCATATCCCTCAAAGAATTTACGTTCCAACTGATAGACAGACTGCCAAGTGGTAATAGTGACCTCGTTTGTATTAACTCTCTCACGTCCTGCGTAGATTCTGTGACAATGATTCTCTACATCCCAACCATAACTCTCGAAGTCTTTATACATCTGTTCTACAAGAGATGTAGTAGGAACTACCAAAAGAATTTTGTTACCACGTGCTACATGATATCTGACCACAGAGTAAATCATGAATGACTTACCTGAACCAGTTGGACTAATGAGTAGTTTTCTGTTATACCTTAACGCTTCGTAGACACCTTCTACCTGATAGTCTCTTGGTTTGATACCAGGAGAGATACTCTCCATAAAATCTTTTGTCCCACCCTGACTAACGAAGTCATTGACTTCAAATGGTGGTCCGTAAAATTTATTGTTTAAGAACTTATATGTATATCCAGCATTTTCACAAAACGCAATAATTTTATCTAGAAGACCGACATAGATTCTCTTGGTCTTCATATTAAAAAGGTGAACAAATCCATCCCAGTACTTACTTCGATACTGGGGCATGAATTTTTTATTTTCCACTTCAAAGGTGAACCTATCTCTTAGTTCATACTCAATGTGTGGTTCTGTTGTAATTTTTAGGTAAACTTCATTTACCTTTTCTATAATCAAATCAGCCATACATATAGGTTCTCACCTACATGTATTTATTACATATTGTCAAACTTATATTCTAATATAATTCTGTACAACCAGTCCTTCATCGAAAGAAGATGTTCTTGTTCAGATGGATGTCGAGAGGGAAATCCCTCCCAATTCTTTATTCTTTCACAAACACAATGATGTAAAAGATGAATGTCTTCGATACTTAAATCAAATTGATAGGAGCTTTCTTCCATCACCCTAATCCTGAACTAAATCTCATAAATTCAATACTATTCTTAATTTGATAAGTACGATTATTAATTTGTTTCAGAATTTCTTCTATGTATCTTAACATCACATCATAATATTCAATCTTCAACGAAATTCCTGAGAGTCTTTCATCTGCATCCAAATATTTCTGCATAGTGTCTTTATCTCGGATCTTTTTGGGAAACGGATCTTTGATATAAACATCGGGGTCAGCTTTACCTGAATAATATTCATACCTTTCGTGTCTGGTATTCTTCTTTTGTTGTTCTGCCTTTTTCCTCAATAACATGAGGTTATTATAGATATCATAATATTTGGAATGCAGAACAGGAATGTTCAACGATTCGGTATGAAGGTTGTCAATGTCAATCTTTGAATCCTTTTCCCACATCTGTTGGATGGTAGGAAGGTCAATCATTAGCAACACTCAATATCAGTTATATTGTAAACACTATACTTGAAAGTGACCTCTGCTGTCAAGTACTCAACATCAGTACCTGTTGCATCAAACTGAACGTCTGATAGAGACGTGGGGAAGAGATCTTTAAATTTTACATTAAATGTTGGTCTATTGATCCCATTAAGAATTTGAAGAGTACCATCTGAATAGAGATTATCAATGGCACCTTCATTGATTGGTCCTGTCTTTTGCCAATCATAAATCTCATCAAGACTTTCGGGGAAACCAATACCTCTTAACCAGTTTTGAATTTCAGTATAGTTTTCCAGTCCTTGATCAATTAAAAATCTGATTCTTAAATCATTGAAATCTAATTGAGTACCAGGTCTAGGAATACTTCTCAAGTAATTTGGTTGAGTTGCAACACCCAATACCATACCAGGAATGTTGATTGCGTTACCATAGAAACCTACCTTAGGTGCTCTATTGATAATGAATTTAAATCCTGTAGCTTGTAGAAAATTTCTATCAGTAACTTGAGAAGTTAATGGTTGAGCCATATTACTGTTAAATATCACACCAGATTGGTGTTACATATTATTTATTAGTTACAAACCAATTTCATTCCACTTTTTTGGATAACCAATTCCACTTCTTGCTTTTCTTACACTCTTCCAATAAAATAAAATGCCAGTTAATCTCCATACCCAAGCACGAATTGTGTCATCTCTGACATACTCTTCCTTTTCTTTATGTGATGGAGGACCAGAAGGTGATGGGACAGGTTCGATACCTCTTAACCAATAGACTGCATGAGCAATTCTCATCGACCTTTTCATATGAAAGTCAGTTGTCACTACAAATACTCTTTCTGCTCTGAACTCTCTCCTTACTCTTTTTAAAGTTGCAGTGAAGTTAGTTACAGTATCCCAAGCCATATTATCAATAAAGACTCTATCGGGATCAATACCTCTTTCAGTGTAGTATTTTAAAACATCACCACCTTCACTTGATACTAAAATAGGAGTATCGGGATATAGATTAGCAAGTTCTATACATTTATCGGCTCTTCGAGTATCACCACCCAAATGTAAAATTAGTTTTCTCACAATAATCAACCTTCAAGTGCGCTGACTCTTGTGAGTAAATCAGCATTTTGGGTTTCCAGGGTTTCGATCTTGGCAACTGCTTCCTGCAATGCAGCGGTCAGCAACGGCACTAGCTTGGACTGGTCGATGCTTTGGTACGAAGGACGGGGATCTCCGTTTTCGTCCAGCTTGGCGTCGCCAACTGAAACACCATCGGGAAGTTTTTCGCCTTCCTCCCAAGTTTGGACAGCATCCTTTTCGCCGCTGATGGCTTCGGGGATAACGTCCTGAACTTCATGGGCAAGGAAACCATCAACCGTGACGCTTGGGTCAGCAATGAAGTTGAAACGGCTTGGCTTGAGTTGCTTAAGGCGATCAATGCCGTCAGCAACTGGCGTGACGTTTTCTTTAAGACGGTAGTCAGAAGAAGTAAGAAAAGCGGTTTGGTTTGCATTAGTGCGGATTGAACCAACAACTCCGTTAGGGTTACTGAATGAGATGTGAAAACGGTTGCCTGTATTAATGCATGTACTTTCGATGGATGCAGCGCCATCGTCAGTACCTGCACTAGTAAATACACGCAAGTCAGTGTTGTTGTTTGCGTAGAAAGTCTCATTTATAGCGGCTTTTGTGTAGATAATTCCGTCGCTATCAATCCTCATCCGCTCCGACGGGCCCGACGCATTCTCCGTAGTAAAAAACTGGAGGCGGCTTGGCTTGCTGTCATCGCCGTGAGTACCATCTGCAACACAATTGATACGAGCGCATTCGTCGTAATTGCCATCGGAATCATTTCCGTAGAAACGCATACCACCTATCAGATTGCCGTCAGCGACTGCAGTATCATCCCTGCCAAAAATAAGATACCCGCCGTTGTTGCTTGCGATTTGGATCAACGAGTTAGAAGTAGTTTGAACTGATGTTTGAATCCCCACCAATAAGTGGCCACGGCTATCAATACGCATCGCCTCCGATATAGTAGTACTGTTATTAGGCGTTGTGAAGAACCCTAGGCGTGTTGGTTTAGAAGTAGAACTATGGTCAGCGTCAGCCTCAACACGGATTTGAGCGACTGAGTCCCAACTGCCGCCAGCTCTGCTATTAAAATTAAGTCCGCCTAATAGCTCGCCGTCGGGCACACTTGAGTTATACCGTCCCAGATGTACTCTTGCTCCATTTAGTCCAATAACTTGTAGCAAATTTCCGTCGCCAGTCGAAATTGCATCACTTGTCCCAATCAACAGCTTGCCCGAGTTGTCGATACGAACTCTTTCTGAATCATTAACCAAGAATCCTAAACTGGTCCCAGCACCAACTGCAGTAATA